ATGTACAACTATTTCAAAGTGTCAAAAGACGCCGATCTAGGTAAAACATTTACCGATTTTTTAATAAAATGTAATAAAGTGAGAGAAGTGTCTAATGCATTGGTTAGAGAAATCACCCAAAGTGATGATGTGGATCATTTCATCCCTTTAGATTCTGTTGCAGGTGGTATCTATTCCATACCTATGGCTACTGCTCCTGACATGACGGTCTGGAAAATTGACCCCAAAACAAAAGCCTACTTACCTCGTGCCACTAAAGAAGGCGATTTAATTACACAAAAGTTCGATGCACTTCCCTATGTATCAACTAACGACTTGAATGCAATCATTGGCTTTAAATCACACATAACCGTTTTAGGTGGGCAATTGAGGTCTTTTATGACTTACGGTATTGTTCATGTTGATTACGGTTACATAATCCAGATTTTTCCTAACACTGGCTGGCAACAACCTGTCGATATGATTGAAATCACGAAAGGCGAATACGACAAATTAGCCAAGAAAAAGAAAGCAGCTCCCGAATCATGACACCCAAATCAACGAATTTTTCAATTAAACCTCCCTTAAAAAATGAAAACCTACAAAAACACTGATAAGATAGTTATTGAATACACCTGTCATAGCGAATCCCAAAGACAAGAGTTTATTTCGTCTTTTGTTGGAGTTAGTGGATTATACAAAAAGGCCGCAGGCTTTTTATCCTCTGACCCTGACGACCTAACCATCCTTTTTGAAACCTGCATTTCAAACTTCGCCGATGTTTTCTATTACATGGGAGCAATGGCCGAGCGAAGAACCCAGCACAACAATTTCCAATTCAAAATCACTTTTGCCGATGAAAAACCTCAAAAAGAACCTGTCGATATGATTGAAATCACTAAAGGCGAATACGACAAATTAGCCAAGAAAGGAGAGTCTCAATCATGAAACCCCTATCAATCGACGGTGCAATCAGCACGCTCCAGAATCTCGAAAAAGCCTACGATACCCTTCACTATACAGCTCATTTTAAGCTTTGGAGTGATTCTGTCGAAGAGCATTACAAATACCTGATTGACAGATGCCAATTATTCATTGGACAGGCTTTCAAAGCCACTACCAATCAGGAACGGTATGTTTTTGCAATCAGAATAAGCTCCACTAACTATTTAGGGTTTGCAATCCATGACCGTGTCACTCAAAAAGAAATCTATTCTGCATTTCAGGGGGATGACTATATTCAGATTGGACTTAGAAGAAACCGCTATCAATACGACGAAAGGTACAATTCTAATTCCTGCAAATACCTGATTGAATCTTTCCAATACCTCCAACAGCACCTCAATCAATTACATAAGCTAAAGAAAACCAAAGATGAGCCTAAACCTAAAAAAAGCGATACTGCATTCAGCATTCATTTCGCTGACGATGGCCCTTTTTAGCTACAGCTGTTTCAGCAGGTTGGACCGTCCCGCCGTAAATACCGCTTCGGCGGACCGCGATACTCAAGCAAATACCCAAATCCAAAAAATCCCCGTCAGCGGCATGACATACCTCATTATTACCACCCCCAATGGAGTCACTCTTGCCAACGTCACCAAGGATAGCTTTGAAGTGATCCTTCGCAAACGCAACGAAATTTATTTAGATTCGCCAACCGTCAATCCAAACAAAAATGACAAAAGCAGACGTAGTAACCGAAATTTCTTATCAAACAAAACAGACAAAACTCGAAATTGAGAGAACAGTCAATGCCCTTTTGGAGGTCATCAAAGACAAAATCACCCAAAAAGAAACCATTTACCTACGTGGTTTTGGCAACTTTCAGGCCAAGCATCGCCCTAAGCGCCATGCCCGAAACATCCAAAAAAACACCGCTATCGTCGTAGAAGCTTACGATTGCCCCACATTCAAGCCATCCAAAGAATTCATCGAACAAGTCAAGAAAGGAGGCCAATAATGTCAGCAACAAAAGACCTGAAAACATTTATAGCTGCCTCCCTAAGCAAAGAAGGCCTTGCCCAAATAACTGTCGATTATCTGAAAGAAATCAGGAGAGCCTTTAATGAAAGTGATATTGAAGGGATTGAAGGATATGACTACGAACTCGAACTGATTCTCGAAGTAATGGATAAAAACAGATTTCCTGACGATTACAAAATATTGACCGAGTTAGCGGAAGTCTTAGAAGAAATTTTTGAGGAACTTGACGACCTTTAACTTCCTAATCCAATGAATCGAAAACAAGACATCGCCGACGCGCTCCGCTCCCAAGTCGATAAACTCAACTTCTACATGGCCGTAGCAAACTCCGAGGAATTACAGGTAAAACTTATTTACAATATTCCCTCTACCAAAGCCGCCAATCCCGGGCAAATAAGACAAGTACTTGACGTCGAAGTAACTGACCTAAAGCCCCCAATCACATGACAGAAAATCAAATCCCCGCTTCGGCGGGGGGCCGTTTTATGAAAATTCCAAAAGATAGCTTAACACTCAAAACCAATGGACGAAAAAAATAAAAGCGAGACAAATTTCACTTTTGAAGGCTCTTTTGAGGTTTCAAAGACGAATACCTACCAACCAAGAAGATTCCTAAAGTTTGACCTAACATTAAAGCCTGTTGATCAATTCCTTGAATCAGAGGTTTTTACGGCCTTCCTACCTATCGAATTACGGCAAATACAAGAACTCAACAACCGCCTCGAACGTGGGCAATGGCTCATGCACGGCCAATTCTACTACGTCGAATTCAGACCCTCAATTTTTTAGAATAAATCCCTACCTTTGCCACCCAATAACGGTCCGCCGTTGCGACTGTCCGCCGTTGCGGATGCAAAATCTATCAGTGTTTTGACCCGAATCCCAACCTCGCTGCGAATCGAACCGCCGATGCGGTTGGGATTTTTAATTTTTTTTTACAAAATCCCGTCCTTTCCCCCACATCCTCTCCTCATTACCTTCGTTCAAAAAAAAACGAAGCTATGCCCACTTATTCTCAAGTAGTAGCCTACATAGACGACATTCGAGCCGCTACCCCTGCCAATCCGGTTTCCCATACTGACTTTGCCGACGTCCTGAAATCAGTCCTGGACTACTTCTCCAATACCGGCGCTTGGGATCCTGTTGCTGCCATGAACGTGGCCAATTCCAAAGCAAATGTCAATGGCCAAACCTTTACGGGAACGGTAACCTTTTCAGGCCCTACCAACTTCTCCAACCTTGCCACCTTCTCCGACCTTGCCACCTTCTCCAACAGCATCAACCTGCCCGTTGCAGGTGCCAGCGCAGCTGTTGCGGCCAAAGGCATCACTTTCAAAGATTCGGAGTACATTCTTGGCTATGCCGGCGATACTGCAGCTGCCAATCTCATTGGAGCAATATTCTCCCACCTCGACTCAGCCTCCTACGCTTTTCGCCTCGGTAAACATACAGGGGCCGCGCTCTTGGCAAATGGCTCCAACTACACACCCCAATTCATCATTGCAAATTCGGGCGTTGGTCACTTTGCCTCCCGCCTGCATATCAACATCGGGAGCGACTTCACCGACCAAACCGTCCCGCTCTATGTCAATGGAGCAGGCCGCGTAGTTGGGCTATTATCACCCAACCGCCTCGCGGGAGCATCCGCCGCCCCAACCATTGCCGCAGGCACTGGAGCCGGCACCACACCCACCATCAGCATTGTTGGCAACGACATAGCGGGCAGAATCACCATCACTACGGGCACAACCCCTGTAGCCAACGCTACCATTGCCACCGTTACGTTTGCAGGCGGAGCATTCGCCGCTGCCCCCTACATACACCTGACGCCCTCCAACCAATTAGCCGCCGCCTTGAGTGGAGCCAATATGGTATTTCCGTCATCCACCACTACTACGTTGGTGCTCACCTCCGGCACCACTGCCCTTACCGCCGCCACTACTTATACCTTCAACTATCTTATCATTCAGTAATAATGAGCAATATTTGGAAAATCACGCCTTGGTTAGTCTCCAGCACTAATCGCACCGCACCACCCATCGAAATCTTAGGATTGCGGATCACTTACACCGATGGAGTTATTGCCGTCAACAACAATGACCAAAACCCCATTGTCCTTCTTATCAGTTACTTCGACAATGAAGGCCGCGAACGCGCTTTCCTGCGTGACAACATCAGCGCTGCCGTCATCGCCCAAAAAGGTCTCGAAATGGGAATGAGCGGCCAACCTTTGAAAGACTTCGTCAACGACACCATGAACACGATCATCGTTCATGCACTCGGCGGTACCACCAAAGAAGAGCGTTACGCCACTATTTCAGCCCTTGCTCAAATGTATGGACAAAACCTTCTTCCCATCGAAGAGCAAACCGGAATTTTTATTGAACCTCATCAACCCGAAACGCAAAATGAACAGCCCTCAAGCCCAACCGAATAGTCAGGAAATTGTCATTGCCCACTTCACGGCTCAGGACGTGAAGGCCATCAAAGCCAACATTGCCGAACTCAGCGAGTCGGGACGGATCGGCAATGCCGACTCCATCGCCCAGCGTTTCGACGCCGCCATTCAACGCGCTCAAGCCCCAATCGAACCTCAGCCATGACCACTTACCCCAAGGTATTATTATTGAAGCCACTCAATGCCCCAAAAAACGATTGGTGGCAAGTAGCGGAACGCGTGCTAGTCAAATGCGACCTTCATCCGCTTGGGCGCTTTCACATTCCCGCAGGTTTCAATACTGATTTTGCCTCCCTTCTGCAATTACTTTGGTGGTTTATCCCCCCGCATGGTCTCACGGCGATGCCCTGCCTCGTTCACGATTTTATGTACGAATGCCGAAAGTTCGACTATAGCCGACTGGAAGCGGATGTGTTTTGGTACAATCTGATGAAACAAGCAGGCGTACCGCGTTGGCAGCGAGCTCTTATGTTTGGCTATGTTAGATTATTGGGCTGGATTACCTGGAATCAATTTAGGAGGCAAAAATCCAAATGAAAATCCTAATCAGTCTATTAAGCCGCATAGGTAGTTTCTGCAAGAAACCTATCCAAAGCACTACGCCAAGCCGAGCTCAATTTATAGTCCCTGTTCTCACTTACCTGCTTACGCTTGGTACAGGTATTTGGTTGGGAGTAGTTATTCAAGGACGGCAAATATCGCGATACCAGCAGCTTGCTCAACAAGCCGTCAAGCGCGAACAAAGCCTGCTCGACTCTTTACATAATTCCTCATCCATTGCCTCAAAAGACCATACCATTGCACTTCAAGATGAAACCATTCTCAACCTTCGTCAGCGGCTTCGTTCTGACAGCATTACTCACCTTACCGAGCTTGAAGCCATACGCGCAATCAACCAATACCTCAAGCCCAACAAGTGACACCATTGCAATCCACCCCCTCTCCTATAAGGAGAGGGGGCATGGGGGTGAGGTTGAACAGTATGTCCAAAATTCCCGGGCCGTTCTGGATAGTCTGATGCGCTTTCAAGACGCAAAAATTAACCTACAGCTTAAAAATAAGCAGGTAAGCACCCTCCAAACCCAACTCACCGAGTGCCATATCCAAAGCACCAAACTCCGAACCGATGCCAACGAAATGGCCGTCCACCTTTTCGACGCTAACACTTCTTATGAGATCCTGCACCGCCGTTTTCGCCGTGCCCAGCTGGAACGTTGGGCGTGGCGCATCGGTACGGGAATCGTTGCAGGATTGTGGATTAAAAATTCACTAAATCACTAATTCACAAATGACAAATGTAATCCGCATCCGTCCCGACGAAGATAAACTTCAGAAATACCGCGATTACTACGCCGGAGCCGCTGAATTGGACGAAGAAGAAAAAAAGTACCTCGACCGTTACGAACGCGTCATGTTGCTTTTTGAGCAAAACGAAGCCGACGAAGAACAGCCCGTTTGGACCCGTTCCGCCATCGTCAAATTTGTCAGGGAGCATTATAAAGTGTCAGTTCAGATGTCCAACCGCATCGTCAACGAAGCCTTGGAATTATTCGGAGACATGCAACAGCTTTCTCTCCGGGCAAGAAAATCCTTTCGTCTTCAGCACTTGGATCGCCGCGAAAAAGACGCTGTAGCCTATGGTGACCTCATGGCCGCGGCTCGTCTAAACGACCAAATCAACAAGATTCTCGGCACTTACAAAGAAGAGCTTACCACCGAAGAAGACGAAACCGACTACTCCGTTCCCACCACTATTAATTACGAACCGATAGATGTCCCTTACGAACTTATCCCGGACCATCCCCCTCAACCCGTGGCAAATCGAATTCCTCAAAGCACCGCAAAGAATTAAAGCCGCCGTCTGTGGCCGTGGTTCTGCCAAAACCAACACCCTCAACCACGTCATCGGACTCTCGGCCCGCAATCTCCCACGTGCCAAAGCATCACTCAATTGTACCCATTTTGGGCAAGCGCTCGAAATCATTCTCGAACAATCGGAAGATGTCTGGAAAAGCTACGGACTCTATCCCTACGACCCCAAAACAGGCCGTGGCAACTATACCCTATTTCGACGCCCTCCCGACGACTGGACCCGTCCTATTTATGCGCCCAAAAAGTGGGAAAATGTCATCAGTTTCAAAACAGGCTATGCCCTGCAGCTGAGAAGCTACGACCGTCCCAATACCAACCGAGGTGGTAACGACTCCCAAAACTTCATCGACGAAGCTGGCTGGTTCAAAGAAGAATGGATTAACAAAATCATCCTTCCCCGAAACCGTGCTCCGCTCGACATCCAATCCAATCTCAACCTCGCTTTCTACTTTTTTACCTCCGTTCCCACCCACTCCGAAGGTCAGTGGATATGGAAATACGAGCAACTCGCCAAGGATCAGCCCGCAAAATACCGTTTCAACGAAGCCACCGCCAAGGATAATTATGCGTTGTTGGCCAAGGTTCCCGACTACATCGAAACCCAACGCGAAATCTTGGACCCCATCACCTTCGCCATCGAAATGATGAACGAGCGGATGACTCAGTTGGCTAACGGATTTTACCCAAGTTTTAACCAGGAGCGTCACGTTCAGCACGGCTATAACTACGATTTTGATGACGAACTCGGCCTGTGGCACAAAGAATTTAATGATTATGATGCCGAGGCAGTACTGGAAGTTTCTGTCGATGCCAACGCGTCATTCACCTGTTGCTCCATTTGGCAGGAAAAGAAAGACACCGAAAACTGCATCAATGCACTTTTTGTGAAGCCCAACGAGGAAAAATCAAACCTCGTTCAGCGGCTTGCCTTCAAGTTTCACGAAACCTACGCCGCTCATAAAAAGAAAGTGGTGTATCTCTGGGGTGACCGAAATCTAACCTCCAAAGCCTCCCAAACCGCTGCTACTCAGCAGGATGTTTTCACCGAAACCCTGCGATTATTGGGCTGGACGGTTATCTCCAGAGTAAACGGTTTCAACTGGCTCCACAAAGACAAACACTTTTTCATTGATGAGATTCTGAACGAAAAAAATCCACGTTTGCCCAAGATTCGATTCAATGCAAAAAAATGCCAATCCCTGATTTATTCTATTCAGCAGGCACCAATAAACGACGATTTTACGAAGGATAAAAAATCTGAAGGCCGCAAAATTCCGCAAGAACTCGCCACCCACCTTTCCGATACGTTTGACTACTATGCCTGTGGCAAATACGGCAGCCGTACCGGTCGTTTTGGGGCTTCTGCCTCGGTTATACCGGCTTTAGGTTGGCTGTAGAAAAAATTCAAAAATAAGTGCTTAAATGTTTGTTCCATAGCGGAACATTTGTTATTTTTACATCATCAAACAAATCAGTTATAATAATGAAGCAACTCGAATTAATCATCGCCCGATTGGAAACAGCAAATATCCAACTCAAAAAAATCCTCGAAAATTTTGGGCAAAATCTAACAGAGGAGCAAGTAAATGAGATACTTGACGAAATTCTCAAAAATGAAGAAACAATCGAAAAACTAAAAAGGGGGCTTTAAGCCCCCAACCCTAAAACAATGGACTTACAAGCACAAATTCAAGCAGCACTTGCAGAGTCGAGAGCTGCTCGCCAAGAAGCCGAAAATTGGCTATCCGTAAACGGAGAAACAATTTCTCTAAACGAATGGCTTACCGCAAAAGAGTATGCCAAACGCTTTGGGTTGGAAAGCACTAATGTGGTAACTAACTGGATAAGAAGAGGTATTATCCCACCCGAAAACATACGAGTAATACAAGAACTTAACGACCTTCGGTTGATTAAGGCAATCCCCTACAAAGAGGTAGCCTAACAACTGATTTGTTTGATAGTGCCCAATCCCTGTGAGCAATGCTTGCAGGGATTTTTTTATTGAAAACAAAAATAAATATTAACAAATGCTTGTTTTGTATTAATATATACTAATATATTTGCATCGTCAATCAGGTGATTGATTCGGGTGGCAGCCCGATAAAGCAAACCTCAAATAATTATAATCATGCAAGCATTTATTGACCTCCAAAACCTCACTTTAGAAGAACTCCTTGATTTGCGCAGTGCTATTGATGAAAACATCAGCAACCGCCCCATGAATGAGCCCATCGCTCCCGAAACTCCACCAACTCCTGTCTATGAACTATCATGGGATTCCGGTGTATGCGATACCAGAAAGTGGAAAAAGCCATTTATAGCGCGTATTGTTGGTGTATCAGATGGAAAGTTAGACAGAGAGTTTATCGAATTGCCAACCAGCTATGGCTCAAAAAACTCAGTACAGGTAGCTGGCACTTTTACCGCAAAAGAGGGTGATATTTTAGAAGCTCGCGAAGGGGGAAGTTGGAAAAATGAATACCGATATTTCTATGTAGTAGAAAATGGAAAAATGAGAAATTTCGCCGATGCCACATTAGCCGGAAAAAAAATGGCAGTAATGCAATTTATGCTTGGTAATGGCACCTTAGAAGAATTGACCAAGTAAACAAAATAAGCCCGTGGGCTGGCAGGCTCACGGGCTAAAGAAAGTAATCGCAAACCTCAAAATTTACAATCACAATGCAAAAGTACAATAATTGTAAGATAATTACCCTACACGAAGCCCTCGAAAATGGGTATGTCGTAATGCAGGTCATTGAAATTCTTGGAATAAAATCAATGGGCTTTTTCGACCCGGATGATGTATTAGACATTCCGTTTGTAAGCATTCCTTACGAAAATTGGGGAGAAGAAGCCATGAAAACTAAGCTCATCATGGGCTCCAATATACCCGGGCATCAATCTCCCCTATTTATTTTAGGCGTAATCCTATGAGATGGTTTAGCAAAAAGCCACTCGCTCTATACATTAAAGAGCGAGTGGCTCTTATCGAAAAAGGTGAAGTTCTTACTAAGCAGGGTAAGAAGTACTCCTATGCCAGCAAGCAACGTATTGTCGGGATTTTAAGACAGCTGGAGGCCTATGAAAAAATTACGAAAGTAGCCTATGCTCAGGAGATGGACGACAAATGGTTTGAAGGTTTTCTTTCTTATCTTATAAGTTTAGGATTAAAGAAAAATACAATTAACAGTAGTGTAAGAAACCTTGTCTCCATTTTACGGAAATTTTGTAAGGAAAATAAGGTGTTTTGTTTGGTGGATGAATTCAGGTATGGGCCTGAAATTACGACTCAGGTGTTTAACAATGTAGCAGAAATTAAGAAAATAATCGGGCTTGATTTGTCGAGTTTGCCCGGTTTGGAAGCTATCAGGGACGCCTACGTAATACAGTGCTATACCGGCTTACGGCGCAGTGATCTCAAAACTTTATTGTCGGATATTAGCCTCTATACTCTTCAAGAGAATGGCCGCAAATATTTTCGTATAAGAACCGCCAAAACCGATACGGTTGTGGTGATTCCTATCGCCAATGCTATTTTGCAAATTCTTGAAAGAAGAAATTGGAAGCTCAAACATTGTTCTATTCAACTTTACAATAGGCAGATTAAGCATATTGCAGAGTTGGCCGGAATAACCCAATCCACAGAAGTGTATTTTACTAAAAATGGCCAAAAAACGAAGGAAGTTTACCCAAAAAATGAATTAATGAGCAGCCATACCGCGCGTCGCTCATTTGCTACGAATGCTTTTTTGGCAGGTATTCCAACCCTGAAAATCAGGCAGATTACCGGACATACCACCGAGGCATCTTTTATGGCCTACATTCGTTCAGATGGCATGGAGTCGGCATCTACTATTGTTGACGCGCCATTTTTTCGAGACTAAATACTATCTTTGTATAGCATATACTAACCTCCAACCCCATGCTAAACGAAGAAATTGAGCGTAAATACAAAATTATTAAGCTAACCCTAAACGTTGGCGATGACGAAATATCCCAGATGTTTGGTTATAAAACTGCTGCGGCCTTTCGTTCGTCCAGCGCTCGCGAACGCATTGTGGTTGGCATTGTAAAGCTGTACGAAAAAATAAAAATGTTGTAAAAAAACGATGAAACACCTTGTTAAAGTAATAGTCTCAGATGGTTTGCCTTTGCCAGAATTTTAGACATCTGTACGAAATTCTGTCATTTATCTCTCTAATGACGCTTATCAAAAATTCAATAACTTTGTGCAGGCAAAGGCGAAACGACGATATATACTCTATATCGCACAGCACAATAAGGAAAGGTTGTGCTTTCAAATGTGGTCATGCTTAATGGAGGCCATCAATATCCTGCGAAGCGGGGGGCATAAAGGTAGCTTAACCAACTACTCTGTTTGCGGAACAAACTTTGGAATGAAGTGGAGATAAGCCTTTGTCTTTTTATTAATTTTGTACTGCGAATAACCATAAACGACGGCCCTCATCGGGCATATACCGGGAAAAGAGGCAACTTGGAGAATTCCTGTAACAGTTGACCTCATGCGCCCCTCAGCAATCCGGCTGAGGGGCTTTTTTATTTCTTCAACGGCATTAAATGGCCTACTCGCGCTTTAAGGTGCTCAATCGTCATTGCCGTTCTTCTATCATTGTCTTCCCAAATCTCATATACCTCAAGCATAGTAAAAGGATATTTCTCCGAAAGCCAACGTAGCGTATCAATGTCTTCATCGCTCAATTTTTGCAAAGGACTTGCCAACGATGGTCGAATCACGTATTTCTTCATCATGGATTCATACACCAAGTCCATCCGCTCAGTAGTACGTTTTATCCCTGAAACCCCGCGCTTACTCTGAAACAGCACGGCAAAGGGTGACAGAGTCCACCACACCAAGTGAAACCCCACGTTTCTCCAAAAATAACCCCAATTAATCTGCATGACATTTTTGTTTTTAATGCGGTTGGCCGGAGTGTAAATCCCGTCCTTTCCCCTCCCGTTTCTACCCGCCAATTTAGCGAAAAAAAGCGGTTCGCCACAAGGGTGGCCCCGCGCAACGACGAAAATGCAATCCTTGAAGCGGGAAGCTGTCCTCTTTGATTTCTTCAATGGCCTCGAAGCCGATGGAAGTCCCCGTGTGGCTAATTTTTTATATTACAAAACGGATGGTACCGTCTCTGAGAAGCGCAATTGTACCCGCTCTTTTGAGGATGTTGTCAAAATTGTTGCCAAAGCTTCTAAAGAGGCCGAGAGTGTCAAGGTTGCTAAAAAGCGAGACACGCCCAACCTCAAGTCCAACTTCATGATCCGCATTCGATTTGTGGAAAGTGAAAAGACGGAGTTCCGAAACCTAAAAATTAAGCTCTTAACCCACTATCGTCCACGCGGCTCTGCCGAATGGTTCGAAATAATCCACCCATCACGTTAACGCAGACGCGCAGTCCATGCTCCATCCAATCTCCAATAACCTTACCCTCGCCACCAATAGCAAAACAGGCGCTTTCCTGACCTTTGTCGGTCACGACCAAGCCCACACGCCCAACGTTGGCTGGTACGATACCTCCGAGGCGCTCTATCCAGAACACTACCCGTGGGGTTTTCGTGACGACAAACCCAACCAGATGCACAAGCTGATGGCAGAAAATGATAAGGCTACCCAGTTGCTCCGTACCCAAACCAAATACATTGTGGGCGCTGGCGTAGGAGCCTTTCGGAAAATCGTCGAAAATCGGAAGGTTATCTATGAACCTTACGAAGCTCCCGAACTTCAGGACTGGATGGAAGCCGCCGAGGTACAGGATTTCTTCAAAGCACTCGCATGGCAGTGGTCATTCTCCTGGAATAGTTTCGCCAATATCAGTATCAGCTATCAGGGTGGGCGTTTCTTCGCGCGGCCTACCGTGCGCGATTTATTCACAGTAAGAAGCGGCCGTATTATGGCAGGGGAAAGCCGAGTGCAGCGCTTCTTTCTTTCTGACAAATTCGGTACACCTTACCACCGCGTAGCCCCCAAAATCATCGTTCCTGCCTACGACACAGCCTTCCCAACGGCATACGCCGAAAGCATCATGCATGTAAAAGAACCCATCCCGGGGCAACCTTTTTACGCGTTTGCAGGATGGTGGGGTGGTGAAAAATGGTTAGAAGTTTCCAACCTTATCCCACAATTTCACATTTCAGGTTTGAAAAATGGGTACAACATCAAGTACTTGATTAAGATACCGGTAGATTATTTCATTCAACAGGGCATCACCGATGAAGCCGCTCAGCGCGCCGCCTTTGCCGAGCTTCAGTCCAACTTTGACCGGTGGTTGTCTGGTGTCAACAACGTCAATAAGGCGTTGATTACTCGGTATTTCATGGACAACACGGGCAAACACGTTGCGGGCATTGTCATAGAGCCGCTCAATAATCCCCTTTCCGACGAAGCCTATACCCGAGTAAGTCAGGTAGCCGATACTAACCACGCCTCCGCCCATGGTATCCCCGCCGCCCTTGCAGGAATTGACACAGGTTCCAAACTCGGCGGTTCAGGATCAGAATTGCGCCTTGCTTACGAGTATGTCAAAATGATGACCGCCACCGACCGCACCGCCCAAATGAAACCCATTCTTGCTGCTGCCCGTATCTCGGGTGTTCTCCCACGTGACGTCACATTTCAGGTAATAGACTCCCAAATGACCACGCTGGATGTCAACCCCACCGGTACTCAAAACGTTATCGCCCCCAATCAACAATAAGCCATGCCCACTCTTATCAACAATACCGAGCTTTTGAAGGCACAGTTAGGAGGTATTCAGAAATCCCTTGACTTCAAAACCATCGAACCTTTCGTGGCCACCGCCGAGCGTCGCTTTATTGTTTCGGCCATTGGCAAAGACTTCTTTGCGTTTTTGTGCACAACATCCGACACCAAGTACACAACCATCAAAGCCCTTGCCATCAAAGCATCGGCATGGTATGCCTATTTTCTGGCCTTACCTCACTTGAGGGTGGTATCAGGTGACTTGGGTGTCATGATGAATCAACCCGCCCGCACAAGTATGGCTCCCAAATGGGCGCACGTAGATTTGCTGGCCAGTACCTCCGAAAATGCCGATGCTGCTTTAGAAGATTTGTTGGAAGAACTCGAAAGTATCTCCAACAACAATGCTTTTCCAGAATGGACAAACTCCGAGGGTTTCAAGCAAAACCGTCACCTCATCATTCGGAATGCCACTCAGCTGACCGAAGTTTTGCCCGCCGTTCAAAACCGCCGTCGCACCTTCATGGCCCTGCGTTTTTACCTGAAAAAATCAGAAGACACCATCGCCACCGCCGTATGTACCGAGGAAGTGATAGAAGCGCTCAAGGCCAAATACGTCAATACTCCCGATACCCTGAGTGCTCCTGAAAAGAAACTCCTGAAGCTCATCGGTGAGCTCATCGCTCCCTACTCATTATACAGGGCTATTCCTGCCTTACGATTGAAAGTAGAAGCCGATGGCCTCTATGTCCAAACCATCGACGATGCCATGAAAAACCAAGCGCCCACTACCTACCCCGCCGTCGATGAGTTACGAAAAGAGTTATTCAACACGTTCAAAGAAGCCGAACAGGCCCTCGTAAAATACCTTGACGCTACCGCCACTGAGTCTGTCTTTCCAAAATACTACGAAAGAAAGCAAGGCAATGCCCGCAGCGTCGTCACAGTTTCCCCCAACTCACTCGGCTTTTTCTAACCCCGTCTCATTAAAATGACAACTACCAACCAACGCCAACTAAGAAACGGTTCGCCTTCTTCCCCCGAAGTCGTCATCGCACTCAACGGGAAAACCATCACTTCCGACCAACTGGAAGCCTTGCAAAAGCAGGCAGTCGAAGCCGCTGAATTAGCTAATCAAGCAGCTTTGCAGCTACAGGAAGCCGAAAAAAGCAAGCAAGAAGCCAGCAAAAAGCAGCTACAGCGCGAATATGAGGGTATTTTAGCCGATGCTGATAACTACCGTAAGTCATCACGTAACCCTGATATTTCCGAAACTGAACGCGAAAAATTCCTGCGTTGGTCAGCCGCCGCCGAAGCCAATGCCCGCGAATTAGGAATTGAACTGGGTATCGTTGCGCCCGAAGTGGACGAAGATGAAAAAACCGCCACCGCCCGCCGTAATAAGCTGCACCGCATTTTGGCCATTTGCCAAGTACTTGGTTTGCTCGGAATCCTCTGGATGACCCTCGACGCCTTCTTTTGGGTGGGCGATGTGATCACCCAACACAACGCCAACGTCCCCGAAGGTGGTCAAACCCTCCGCCCTGCCTACGACCTGTCGAGTGTACAAAAGTACATCTACGAGAGCTTCACCATGTTTGCCGATTTGCCACGCGCCGCCCTTCTGTGCCTGTTGGTCATGCCAACAGTAGTGCTGTACATTGTCCCTATTATCAAATCAAAAAAAGATTTCTGGACCGAATTCTTTACTGACCTCACCCCATGGCAACGATCAATTTTAAGCGTCATTACTATTATTGGATTCTTGTTATTATCAGTCTTGGCGCACATGGCCAAACCGTAAAAGCACCCAAGCCAAGTTTTCCCACAAAGCCCGTTGTGACGAATGAAGCCGAGTTGCGTCGTGCAATTTGTGACACTGCCAAAACCCAACTGAAACTGCGTGAAAAGCCCGGAGCCAACAACCAGCACCCACAAATCACCATCTACAACCGAGCCCTTGGAGTGCCCGCCAATGCCTTCTATTGCGCCTCTGGAGGCTATTGGTGCCACCTCAAAAACGGTGTTCGTCTCCCCATTTCCGCACCTGCTGCCGTGCGGTCGTGGTTTGCCGACCCCAAAAAGCACGTCAAATGGAAGCAAGGCGAAAAAGTGCAGTTGTTCGATGCCGTGTCCCTCTTCAAAAGCCACGTCGAATTCGTAGCCGATCCTGCGGGATTCGATGACGATGACGAAGATTTCGTGAAACTCATCGGCTTCAACACCACTGGTGCAAGTACCAAAATGCAAGGCTGTTACCTTAATTACCGCCACAAAGACTGGATAAAAGCCGTAGCCAATCACATTACCCCATTTTTAAAATCACAAAAACCATGAAATTCGGACTCACTCAACTCGGTATAAAAACACCGAGAATCGTTCTTCAAATCATTCAGATTTCGGCTGCACTCGGCGCCGCACTCGTTGCCTTTTTTGCCGCTGTCGAATTCCCTGCCGCCACCGAATCTGCCATCCTCAAGGTATATTCAGCGGTAGCAGCTGCTATTGCCATCCTCGGTCAATTTTTCGGTGTAGAACCCACTACCACCTATCCAACCACCAAAAAATAATTGCTCCCTTCTCCCCTCCCTTACAGACGGTCCGCCGTTGCGGGAGGGGCCGGGGGTGGGGTTTTATGAAAATCTGGCTCAACAATATCGAATACACTTTACCTTCCTCGTGGCCGCAAGTCCCCTCACCGAGCGTGATGGGATTATTGCGTATTGCTCACGAACAACCCTGCAACGAGCGTTCTAAGCTTGCTGCCCTGCGTTTGGTCAATCCCATTCCCCCAAAAATTTTCAGGAAACTGCTGGATTGGCAAGTTAACGAGTTACTGCAAACCTTCGATTGGCTCTGGGAGCATCCTTTTGAAGGCCGTCCTTTCGAGTCCTTTGAGCATCATGGCAAGGTATATTTCACGCCCAAAGAAAAATTTGGGGTAAGCTCTTATGCCGAGTGGCTCACCGCCGTGGTGTATCTGTTTCAAGCCTACTACGACACCGAAACGCCCCGCGAACTCTCCGCCGCCCGTCTCGTTGCCACCCTATGCCGCCCCTCCATGCCGACGGCGGGAACGAACTTCCCACCTCCCGACTGGACAGGAGACCACCGCCAACCCTTCAATGAGCACCTTATCGAAGCCCATGCTGAAGCATTCAGCGACCTCCCCGTTGGCATCCTTGCCGCCATCATTCAATATTTCGTTGACGAGCTCAATTGGCTCTACGACTCCTACGACGTATTTCAGGATTCCACCCCCGAAACCGTCAGAGGTGAACCCATCGTTCAGGAATTCGATTGGCACGAACGACTTTTGGGAATGAAAAACCTCCGTTACGTCGTGGCCGAAGAAAACATTCTGGGCAACGTCAACGAAGTAATGAAAGCCAACATCAACGACGTCTTTGATGCCCTCGAACGCCTCAAAACAAAACACAATGGCGGTCGACACGTCACACCAACTCAACCAAACTACGAAGATGAAACTGATTGATTATTACCAAGACCAATTCAAAGAATATTTCCAACAATTCGTAACCCCCTCCCTACAGGGGCAGGGGGCAGGGGGTGGGGTTATGGGGTTAAAAGCCTACTACTGCGACCTCACCGAAACCGTCATCGCGGCTTCGCGTTCCGAACAAGAGTTTGGATACCCACTGTTGCACCTTGAGCTTCCCCAAGTTCGTTTCGAAGAAAAATCCGAACTGCTCATGGTGATCTGTGATACCACAGGTGTGGTACTTGTGAACCCTACCGAAGATACGCCCGCGGCTAAAAACGCAGCATTGAAAACGTCTCGACAGATCTGGGATTCCATTTTTTCAACCCTGAAACGGGAGTCTGTTTACAAAGACATGCTCTTGGAATTCTCACTCAACGGCGTGAAAGGCGAAGTAGTCCTTCCCACTTTTGCCGACCGCACCATTGGTTACGAGTTTCGCTTCTCCGTTACGTTTTTTGGCAGTGGCCATGTCGAAGAGGATGAAGATTAATCCCCTAAAATCTTAGAATCATGATTGATTTCGTTGCTGACTACCTCATTTATCAGCCCTTTAAACCGAGCCGTAACCGAATACAGCACACCATTACGGCTGCCAATCCAGATAACTATCCGGATCGCAATTTGCTGAAATACCTGCTTACCATTCGAGTTCCTGACTATCCGGGCAGTGATACGTATGTAGATTTGGTTACCATCCCCAACCGCGAAAAACCGCCTGTTGTCGAAGGCATTACCAGCCGGTACGATGGTGCTAATTTTATCTTTGACAGCCTGTTGGATGGCCTAATGAAGCGCACAAAGCCAAGTTTCCGACTTTCGACCATAGCGGCAACTTCCCAATTGACCACCCCCTTTCGCTTAGTAGAAACGGTTCAATACAATGGCGCTACAGCTTATTCCAATGCGTTGGTTGCCAGCTATGCGGCCAAGATGGGATTTACAGAGTCGGATTTTGACCAATGGGGCACTCGCTTCTTTTCCACCTATTTAGCCCAATCGCGTCAGTTCCTTACTTGGCAACCCAACAACAAACGCATCACCGAAACGCAGGAAGAATACCTGTATTTTCTGTTAAACTTCACTCCTACACCCACCACGATAAAACTTCGTGTAAAAGCCATATATACCGATGCTTCAGAGCAATTATTGACCCCATTACAGTTAAGCGGAGTCCAATTCGGGCAGGTGATTTGTGTACCCGTGGGTGTATATATCATTGGGGCCAATCCAGAAAAAACCCTGCAATCCTACCAAGTTTGGATTGCAAATGAGTTGAATGACCGACTTTCTGAGGTTCGTACTTACCACCTTGAGTATCGGACTTTTGCTCAGGAACGTTCTATATTGTTCAGCAATTCGTTCAACACCTTCGATACGCTCCGGCTCACCGGCGTATCTACCGAGGCATTGCAAGTGAAGCGCTACAGCGCTTACCGCGAAAAACCGCTCTACCTACCCGATGATTTTACCGAATTCTTTGTGGTTGACCGAGGCGGTGACCGTGAGCTCACAATCAGTACCGGCTTCTTTGAGCGTAACGTGGCCGCTCAGCTTCGCTATTTGGATGAGCTCTTGATGACCGAGGAATGCTACCTCATTACCGACCGCAACCACGAACCGCTCGAACTCATCACCAACTCACTCGTTGACCATAACGACAATCCTGACCTTGTGGCTCGTCAGTTTCAGTTCCGTTATGTCAGGGAGCAGAAATCGTTCAGTTTTTTACCTGCTTCTCCACCTTTTTCAACCCGTCCAACCTATTGGAAATCCTATGGCGTAGTGCAGATATTGGATGGTTTCGGAAAAAGAACCGGGTTTGTCAGGCCCACAAAAATCGTCAAAACCTACACAGATGACGACACCGCTGTAATTCCTTACACCCAAAAACCCAATACCGTTGGCGACCCTGATTACATTGACAGCTATTTTGACCCTGTCGTTGTGATTGGATCTACCCCATTCCCGAGCGCCGGTATTTCGAGAAATACCACCTTCAATCGCCAAGGGTGCGATAGCGGTTATACTGGCGGCCCTGCTGTAGTTGTTATTGAAGCTGGCAAGTATGGAGCGGAGGCCGCCGGCCTTGCCGATGCCATAGCCGAGGCTGAATACAATTCATTGAACACACAAGAGTATACCAACCTAAATGGCAGTTGCTATCTGTTATTTCAGAGTGCAGCTATATCGCGAAACTCCACCTATATGAGACAAGGCTGCACCCTACCCCAAACAGGCGGGCTCTGGACGGTCTCTGTGCCAATAGGCGCATTTACGAGTGCTATTTCCCAAATTGATGCTGATACGCAAGCTACTGCCTATGCCAACATGATTGATACACAGGCCAATGCAAACACCAATGGCAGTTGTGTTGCAGGACAGTTTTATATTTTCACTCCCGCTTCTGGAAAAGCAAACTACCGCGTCTTTATTGCTTCTAACTTAGCAATAAATACGAATGGGTTTCAATCCAAGAGTCCAACCCAAAGTCTTACAAGAGGGATAAACAACAATATCGCAGTAACACCGCCGGGCACAGGAATTGCATTGCTGCATGACTCGCAGAGTCAGGGAACTGTTGCTTACAAATATGAAATATACAAAAATGGCCAGCTTCTATCAAGTGGGTCCGGCACGATCCCCAACACGCAAGGCTTTCAGGTTTTTCTTAATCTGCCTACCTGTGCGGTTGGAGATCTAATGTATGTATATTTATACCCATAATCATGTCAAAAACCACAATCGAACTTCGCATAAACGACCAAGTCGTTGACCAAGCTCGTGACCAAAAGGGAACGTTTGAGCGCCTCAACCCTTACCTCACTTACGAGGCGTCGGCTTTTTTGACGGATACCGCCAACATCCCTACGTTGCCGGATACCCCTACCAATCGGGGTATCTTTGGCTACGTAGATATTCCTTCGCTTGGCTCCAATGTGCCGCGTTTCAATTTTCAGCAGTACATCAATGGGTATCTGGTTTTAGAAGGCTTGGCCCTGTTAGTTGATTATACTCCCAAAAAAGGCTATTCGCTGAAAGTGGTGCAGCCCGTTGGTGAGTTTTTTGGAGACTATCAACTCAAAAAACTCACCGACATTGATTTCGGTACCGTATCGCTCACTACGCCGTTGCCTGCGGGAGGGGTAGTCCAGAATAGCACTCAAAACGCCGTTTGTTTTCCTACCATTCTCAACCAAGACTACTACGGTACCAACGGCGCATCCATCACCTACGCCAACCGCGTCAATAATTATACCGCCGGAGCCTACACCGCCGCGGGTCCGCGAGTGCCAATGGTTTTTGTGAAGTACATTTTACGGCGCATTGCTACCCTTGCCGGAGTGACGATTGATGGTGCTTTTATGACCGACACCGACATGGATGCGCTGATTTTATACAACGTCAGGGCGTTGGATGCGGCTACAGTGGTGACGCTCAACCGTCATTTGCCCGAAATGACAGTGGTGGAATTCATCGTCGAACTTCGCAAGTACCTCAACCTCAGATTAGATTTTGACACGCTCAACAAACGGCTTACCATCGGTTTTACGGAGTCGGTTTTCTCCCTTCAAACCACACTGGATTGGTCAGAAAAGTTGGTGCTGGGAGCGCGAAAAATTCTCGAACGGGGCCGACGTTTGCAACTTACAATGGAACTGGACTCCAACGACGCGATGGTAAAGGATCGCCCCGCCGCCCTTGCCGATTACCTCACGCCTGCCTTTGCCGATGACCTCACCATTGCCAAATTGTCCACCAAATTCTCTACGCTCGTGGTGGATGCCAGTACCGGCTTGGCCAATGCCCGGCAGTTGGGAGCCACCTCCCAATTTGCCCAACTCGACAAAAAATCAACCCCTCGTTTGCTGTTTTGGCAGGGAGTTCAGTCAGGTTTTCCCCGTGCTTTGCCTACCAATTTGGCCGCAACAAAAAGCCTGTATTGGAATGGCACAACAGGACTTATCAACTGGACATTTGCCAAAACCGAAGCTTTCCGCCGTCAAATCCACTACCTTGATTGCCAGTTGCTTCTTAGTGAGGCAGACTTGGCCTTGCTGGATTTTACGAAAAAAGTCCACGTAAACGGAGTGAATTACCTGCCCGTTCGTCTCTCCAACAGTTATCCTCTTACCCAACCCACCTCCGGCCTGTTGGTAAGTGCATAATATCCCCCTCCCTAAGTGGGGAGGGCGGGGCCGCCCGTGCGGCAAGGGGTGGGGTGTTTTTCCCGTCCTTTCCACTCCCATTTTACCCCATTTCTTTGCATCATCCCCCACTATATTACCCCTCTCCTGCAAGGAGAGGGGCAGGGGTGAGGTTCAAACTCACACACCATGTTTTCCAACGAACATCTCCGAGTTCTTCTCGAAAAATACGTAAGCGAAGCCGTTGACGAAATGCAACGCCGTATCCGCTCCGCTGACCTCGTCATGACGGGCGAAATGCTCTCCTCTTTTCGAGTGGCATCTACCGAAACGGGCAAAGATTACATCGCCAAGCAAATCAGCATGGTGGATTATGTCCGTATTCGCGACTTGCGTTCGATGCACTATGTCCGTACTCCACCCCTTGACTCAATGGAATATTTTGTTCGATCCTACGGAGTTCATCGCTTCTATTACGTCCCGGGCTATACCAACGGCAACATGCCTGCCGATGAAGACATTGCCATTCGACGCATCGCGTGGGCTCTAAAAATGTCAATCAAACGCAAACCCGATGTCAAACGTGGCTACCGAGGCATTTACTCCGCTTCGGTACGCAAAGCCATGATTTCACTCAAGTCGCAGGCAGGGCAAGCGGGTGCAAGCTTCGCCATCAAGTACGTCAAAGAAACCCTTACCAAATAACCCACCCCAATGGATTTAAGAGAACAGGCAGTCATTGAACTGATGCTCGAAACCAAGAAAGCCAATACCGAATTGGCGGGCCTCGAAGCAAATGCCAAAACCCTCAACAGCGAGCTCAAGAAAGTTGCCAAAACGGTAGGGGAAGGCTCTGACGAATGGAAGGCCGTAAAAGCTCAAGCCGATGAAGCAAGTAAGGCGGTGGTTGCCCATCGCCTCAATGTAGATGCCTCAAAACTCACCTACGGCCAACTGCAAAACCTTGTCAAGCAGTTAACCAATGATGTGAAAGGCTTAGTGCCGGGAACGGACGCTTTCAATGACGCCGTCAAACGCCTCAATGCCGCTGAAGACCAACTCAAAAAGGTCAATACGCAGGTGAAAGGCACCAACGAAGCCCTTGCCGAGACCTCTAAGCCCACGCTCTGGAACAATATCACGGGTGGTATCGGAAAAATGTCCACCCTTTTTCAAGGCTTCATTGGCCTTCAGGTTGTGCAGTTTTTGTGGGATATGGGCAAGGCCATATTCGATATTACTGCCAAGTTTGAGAAGTACGAAAAAGTTCTTGAAACTGCGTTAGGTGGCCAAAAAGAAGCGAAAGCCGCAATGGAAGCCATCAAAATAATGGCTGCCAATACGGCTTTCAGTGTGGACGAACTCACCGAAGGGTACGTCAAAATGGTCAATCGTGGCCTTCGACCTACGCAAAAAGAAATGGTCTCACTCTCCGACCTTGCCGCTTCTCAAGGCAAAACGTTTGACCAACTCGTCGAAGCCGTTTTAGACGCCCAAACTGCTGAATTTACACGATTAAAAGAGTTTGGAATAAACGCAAAAAAGGAAGGTGATAATATTTCCCTCAGTTTCAAAGGTCAAACCCAAGTTGTTAAAAACAACGAAGAAGCTATTCTTGCCGCCATTGTGGCCATGGGTGCCATGACAGGCGTAGCAGGTCAGAACGCCAAAATGATGGAAACGTTAGGAGGCAAAACCTCCAATTTGGGCGACAATTTCGACTCTTTGATGGTAACGCTGGGTACAGGTCTCCGCCCTGTTTTTGTGGCTATTCTCGACCTGCTCAATGCCTCCATTCCGGTACTTCTGTTTGTTGGGCAAACGATTGGTACGGTAGTCGTAGCAGCCAAAAGCCTAATCATGGGCATGGTCGATACCGTCAAAAACGGTGGAATGGCAATTGTTTCTCTCGCAGAGGCAGTAACCCAAGTGTCACAGGGAAACCTTGCAGGAGCAAAACTCTCGCTCGACAATGCCGTTGACTACGGTAACAAAACCCTCACTTCAATGAATTCCAATATTCAGCAGGGAGTCAAAGAAACCATTGCCATTTGGAAAGACCCAACTGCTGAGATTGAGTCAAAGTTTGCAGCGAAAAGACAAGGTGAAGCCCATTGGAAAACACTAAATGAAGAACAGAAAAAAGGATTTGATGAGCAAGTTAGAGCTTATAAATCTCAAGGAATAACCTTGACTGACGAACAAAAAAACACCCTTGCAAAACAGATAAAAGCGCACGAAGATTTTAACATAAATCTTACAGACGACCAAAAGAAATCACTCGAAGAGCGAAAAGCAGCCCAGAAAAAGCACTTGGAGGAAGTTCAGAAAGCCAACGAAGATGCCGTTGCTCAACTCAAAGACCTTAATCAGGAACTCTACCTTGACCACGTCAAACGTACCAAAGGCGAGTTGGAAGCATCCCGCGAAAAACTTCGCCTCGCTTACGAAGATGAAGTTGAAGCCGTCAATAAGTCCGTAGCCTCCAAGTCCAAAAAGGACGAATTGATTGCGGCATTGGAGAAAAAATACCAAAACGACCTCACCGACCTCACCGAGCAACAATCCAAAACCCGAGCTGAAATCGTTGAACGATGGGTGGAAGATGAGTTTGTGAAGAAAATCAAAAAAGCCCAGGACTTTGCCAACTCCGAAAAGAAACGCATTGCCGAAAACATTGCCGATGAAAAGGAGCGAACTGAACTCATCCAAAAAGTAGAAAAGTGGCTCGACGATGAAGTCAGAGGCATCAAAAAAGAAAAAGCCGATAAAGAAGCCGAACAACGAGCCGATGACCTAAAAAAGGAGCAGGAACTGGCCGATAAAAAGCTAAACGTTGAAAAGACCCTCAACGAACAGGAGCGTGCGGCCAACAAAGCCCTATTTGATTGGCGTGAATTAACGGCAAAAGGCAATGCCAATAAGTTAGCCGAAATCAAAAAGGAACAACTTGCTGCCGAGCTAAAGTACCTGCTTGAAAAGCTACGCATTGAGGAAGCCGAGGAACGGGCCAAAGCCGAGCGAGACATTACCAATTCTGACCAGCTTGGCACTGCCATCAAAAACATCGAAGACCGTTTCCGAAACGAGCGACTTACCGCCGAAAAGAAAACCGCCGATGAAATAAAGCAGGTCGAAAAAGAACTCAAAGAAGCCCGAAACGCCCGTTGGAAGGAAGGCTCCGACGGCATCAAAGCCCTGCTTGAAGGCGACCTCAGCGGCTTTGTAGGTCACATGGGCAACATCGTGAAAGGCGAAAAATCTGCTTGGCAGGAACGCCTCTCCGAAAACATGGAGAAATACGAGGCTGTGGCTCAGTTGGCTCAAGCCGCCGTGGCCTTCCTCAAAAAACTCTCCGAGGAGCGCCTCAAGCGCGAACTTGCCGACATTGAAAAAGAAAAAACGGCCAAAATCGCCGCTGAAGAGGCCAAAACCGAAGCCACCATTGACGCCATCGAAGCCCAGCGCGATGCTGAACTCGACCGAGTTGAACAGGAATTGTTGGCCAATCAGTTAGAGAAAAAAGAGTTGACAGAACTCAACGATTCGTTTACCAAAGCAAAACAGAAAGTAGAACTTGAGTACCAAGCCAAAATAAAGGAAGCCCGCGACAAAGGCAATAAAGAGGAAGTAGCCCGCTTAAAGGCCGAACAAGCTGAAAAAATAGCAACCGTTAAGTCGCAAATTACCCAAGATGCCCTCGGTGCCGAGAAAGCCACCGCCATCGAAAAACAACTTACTGCCGACAAAAAGGTCGTAAACGATAAGTACAATGCCTCTATACTTTCTGCTAAAAAGAGTCAGGAAAATAGCATTGACAACATCAATAAACAGGCTGCTGAAAAGGAAAAAGCTGCCAAAATGAAAGCCTGGCAGGCACAGCAGAAAGCAGATATCGCATCGGCAATTATAGCCGGTGCCTTAGCTACGATTAAGGCCTTGGCCTCCGGTTTCTTTCCTGTCAACTTGGTCTTTGCCGCCGCCACCGCCATAGCCACCGGTATCCAAGTGGCCATGATAAAGCGCCAACCCGCTCCCACCTTTTCTAGTGGTGGTATGTTGTGGAGAAACGCAGGTGTACTGCGTGGAGCATCGCACCAACAGGGAGGCATTGACATGATTGACAACACCACAGGTCAAAAAGTAGCCGAGGTCGAAAACAAAGAAGCCTACATCGTAAGCAGTCCCGTCACCGACTATCACCGCGATACCCTCAATGAAATTATCAATCAATCATTAACAGGCAGACCCGCACCTTTGCGCCGTCGTGGCAACAAAAAACGGTATGCCATTGGCGGTGCCTTCAAGCCCGAAGGTGAACGCCCCTTTTGGGAAAAGAACTTCTACCAAGATGGCCGTCCAAGTTATGATGATAACAACGAATTTTCGGCAGGCGATTCGGGCGCCAACTCCTACGGAAGCAGTAGTAGCAGTAGCGATGGTGGTGATTATTCAGCGGGAAGCAGTGGCGATGGTGGTATCAATGTAGACGAGGCCAAAGCAGCTGGTGAGGCCGCCCGTCAGCAGGGAGAAAACCAACTCAAACTATTGGAAGAAATTGCCCGCAATACCAAAGAAACCAATGACACCGTTCGCAAATTGGGAGATAAGGTCAACGAAACCACTTCGGCAGTGCGTGGGGTAGAAGGTGCCGTTCGCGGGCAGGATCAGTCTTGGCGTTTGGATAACATCGTCAATGCAATTTCTAACTTAGGAGGGAAATAGTTAACTTTCGGTTATACAAAAACGACCGCATCGGCTATGAATCGTAAAATAGAGGTAAAAGTTCCAGTTCCGCGTTATGTGAAGAAGTTTTTGGAACGTACGTATCGTTATGAGAAAGGCGCTATTTACGTTCGCCGCGACGAAACCCTCGGTATCCTGATTGAGTCGCTTTTGGAGAAAAACTTCACCTCCCATCCACCCAAAGAAGCTGAGGGGTGTTGCGTAGTTATCAAGATTTACCAGGACGCGAAACTGTTGCACGTGCCCGAGCACCGGCTCCATTACCTGACCAAGATTCTGACCGATGAGTTTGAAGAAGCCCTCAAATATTACAGCCAATGCGGGTATTCTATATCCCGCGCCTATGAGCCGCATATTAAACGGTTTCTCGAAATGTACGATATCGATGACGATGACTTGAGTGTCAATACCGCCGCCCGAAAACTCCGCACGGCGGAAGAGAAAATAGAGCTCAAACAAAAAAAATTTTGCGACGTTATGTGACCGATTGCGACGTTATGTAACCGATTGCGACGATACGTAACCGATTGCGACGTTATGTAATAATTTCCCGATAAATCAAAAACCCGTAACCGTCTTACATACAAGGTGCAACGATGTAGTCAAAAATACTTTTTTAATCCACACCCCCTCAAAAACCCGTCCCTTCAAAATTATGGAAAACCTCAAAATAGGCGATTGGAAAGGTAGCAATAACGCAGGTTACGTCCGTCGTTTGGTGCTCGTTCCTGACACTGATATCGAATACCTGCCTGATCCTTCCTTACTGTTAGGCTACACCGACACCCAACTCATCAATATGGCAGATGTACCCATCAATGCCGATGCTCAGACCATCACCTTCGATTTTCCTGCCAAGACCTGTCAATACAACCTTTCGCAAAATCAGTCGAATGATGGCCCATTGTACCTAATAAGTATTCAAGGTCTGCTTCCAAAGTTATTGGCTGCTATTGCACGAAATTTGGGAAAAGGTCGTAATCTCCGATGGATTGCTTTTTTTCAAGACCACAACAGCAACTTCTACATTGCAGGTACTCCAGACTATCCACTTACGCTTACCTACTCGCAATCCATCAACGACCAAAACAATACCGCCATATTTGTGGCAGGTCGTACCCCCAACGCTCCGCTCAATACTACAGCCCTCCCCATTCTAACCCGAACATTCAGCACCGGCTTCAGTCGTGCTTTTGCGTAAGTTTATAGGTAAATAGAAAGGATGGTCTTAAAATACCGTCCTTTCTACTGCCAACCATACCTCCGAAACTTGCACCTTCAACCAATCTCATGATGGTGCAAGTTATTCCCTCCGGTCTATACGCAATCAAAGACGAAACGCATATTAGTGTTGCGCAGGCCTCTGCATTTCCAATTCTCTCCCGTGAGGATATGCAGCGCCTCAATAATTTTAGAAGCTCGGAGAATCCTTCCATTTTCGAATTTTCAATTGATGGGTTCATATCTCCATCCTCTATCAACTACTACACAAGGATTCTGGAAATTGCCAATCGCGCCAGCGATATCAAAGGCGTATTGCTCGAAATCAAAACGGCGGGGGGAATGGTCGACCAATTGGTAGCCTTTGCTGATTTTCTGTACAAGTACCCCAAGCCCATCGTTACCCACACTTCTTATTGCTGCTCTGCGGGCTGTTGGATAGCTTCCCAAACCAACGAGATCATTGCCGAGCCTCAAAGCTCCACCGAAATCGGCAGTATCGGAATCATCTACGTTCACTACGACCAATCCGCCATGTACGAAAAGCAGGGTATCAAAGTGATAGTGTTCCGCAGTGAAGGTTCTACCCGCAAAGGAGTTCCCAACTCATACGAACCGCTCGACCCTGAATCAGCCGCCCGCTTCCAAGCCCGGGTCAATGCCGCCAACGTAGAGTTTAAATCCTACGTTCGCCGTGGCCGTGGAATGCGCCTCAAGTCCGACGCTGTTTGGACCGGCGATACTTTCGATGCCGATGCTTCTGTTGCCGTTGGCCTTGCCGACCGCAAAGGCACCTATGCCCAAGCCCTTCAACGCGTCATTCAACTTTCCGACAAATAATCCACAATGAACAAACCCGAATCTTCCGTTTTAGCCCGAATCCTTGCGTCTGCCTATACTTTCGTAGCTGGCAACGCAACCCAAGAAGTCCTCAATGCTGCCGAAGCCGAAGCTACCCAGGTACAGGCCAATATTGATGGCTTGACAGGACAAATCACCGCACTTACTGCCGAGCGTGATGGTTTCCAGACGCAGGTCACCGCATTGTCAGGCCAAGTCGCCGCTATATCTGCCGAGCGCGATACTCTTTCTGCCGAAGCAGAGCAACTCCGTCAGTGGAAAGAAAACCATGCCAAAACCACGCAGGCTGTAGTTCCGGGTCAGGATCAAAACCTAACCGGTGACGATGTCATTTCAAAATTCCCCGAAGGAAGCCTGATGCGCACCGCACTGGAGGCAATTGTTGCCAAGCCAACTGCCCCTAAAAAGTAACACTGAGGGACACGAATGTCCCTCAGTCATTTATCGAACCAACTTTTAATTTTTTAAAATACCCATGCCACAATCACTTGACTTAACTGCGATTCCCGCCGATTTGCAGCGTTATGTCGAAGCCAATCCCGAGATTATCACTGACCTCGTGCAGGATGGCTTCCAGCAAATCAATAACGACTTCGATGTTCGCTACGCTGACGACGAAGAAGTTATCACCAACATGCACGTGATGGACATCCTGCGTGTTGCTTCCGATGATTTCACTCCCTTAAAGGCTGCTGAGTTTGGCTATCGGAAGTGGAAAATGCAGGAAGTTGATGCGGATATGTTTATCCCACGTTCACAGCTTACCAGTTTGGCAAAATCATGGCTCCGTGATGCCAAACGTGTCGGAAGTGTTCAGGAAACATTGGACAATCCGTTCGAAGCATTCTTTCTGCGCGAAATCATCCAAGGACAAGGCTTATTCATGCGTGAAAACTCCGCATGGAAAGGTGACCAGGATACTGCACAAACAGGATCACTGTACGCTTTGGACGGCTTGCTTTACAAAATGATTGCCGGGGTTGCCGATGGCAGTATCCCTGCCGCAAACACGCTTACGATCACCACTTTTGCCGATGATGCTGCAGTCTATGACCACATTCAGGCATTGTGTGATAAGTACGCTGACGTACTGCCTCGCCTTGCCGAAAGCCGTGGTGAGATTCGCCTTTCGCGAAAAATGAAAATGCGTTACGACAAAGGCCGTCGTGCAAAATTCCCCAACACCGTTGGTCCGCAGGATGTCGCCTTGTCACCGGATGATTACGAAAACTTGGTGTTTACCGTTGACGTAGGTCTTTTCGGAAAAGACACCGTGATTATCACGCCTCCCAAGAACCTGTTCTTCGGTACCGATGGCAGTCAAAACCGCCTCACTATCATTCAGGACGTGAAAGGCTGGAAAGTCAACCTGTTCTTCAGAGCCGCGTTTGACTTTGCCTACGGTAAGTTCATCGTCCGCAACAACAAAGTATAACGCCCAAATGGGGGTTTGTCGATAATGACAGCCCCCACTTCCTTTACTGATAGACTCCCTAAAAGCCACCGCTTCGGCGGACCCAAACACACAAAATTTCCACAAAAGCAATGAAAAATTTCCTTAAAATCTTAGCCTTTACCCTGCTTTTTATAGGGTTTACGAGCCCAAATGAAGCCCAAATTTTGCCTTTTTTTTACAATCCTGCCATCGAATGCACACAGGAAAGTGCAAAAGTCTGTATTGTAAGTCAAGTAGTTGAAGCAAGCCGGACAGTTGCCGAATTCGTACAATACCACAACCCATTTTCTGAACATAAAAATGATGCTGCACCTGTTATGGGGTTAGTTGCGTTGGTAGGTATTCGACGAAAATCAGGCCCAAAACCGGGTGGCAACAAACGACTGTATCTGTGTCCTATTGATCAGCTCCAAGATGTAGAATTTCCTACGTATGCTGACGCCGTTGCGGGTGAAATTATCACACCTATTCCCCTTATCTTAACTCCTACGCCTCAGAAATTTACCGAGATTCAAGCAGCTTACGACACAACAAAATGGGGTTTTTCCTCGAAAGGAAAGTCTGGGAACCAATCCTTCGAACAAAACGTCAGTTTTGACATTTACGGGATTGACAAAGACTCTATTTCGTTAGTAGCCAAGTTGCTTAATAGACCCTGCGTCATCATCGCTCGTGGCAATAACAACACCAATTACTTCGTCGGCTCAATCGACACCCCACTCGAATTTGAGATTCAATCCGATTCAGGAGCAAAAGGGTCAGATCCTCAGAAAATCACTTTTGCTGCCAAAAATGACGGTCTAATGTTTCCTGTCATTCCGCTTGGCACAGCTGCTACCTTCGCAGTTGAGCCGTTGCCTGCCCTTGCATAACCTGCCTTAACTCCTTTGAAGTTGGGAGAGTCATCCGCTTCGGCGGTCCGATCCCAGCTTTTTTTATAACTATTTTTCTCAGTCCAAAACTTGAAAATCATGCTTACCAAATTTAAGGTTGACAAAGAAGCCGCCAAAACAGAAACATGGTTCCATCCAATCAAAGGCCGTACCGTTTGCATCGCCGACATTGTCGATACAATGACTGATGCCGAAGCCGAAATTTTCTATAATGGCGGCTGCAAAGCCATCACCAAAGTAGAAGATACTGCCAAGGTAGCCCCCGCTAAAGATGCCGATGTTTTAGCTAAATCAAAATAAGCAAGAGGTCGGTTCGCCGACCTTCTGTTTTTAACCCCACTCACTGAACATGAAACCCATCCAAACCCTCGAAGCCGATTTGTGGTTAGCCCAAAGAGCAAATCGACGTTATCCCAGTGAAGAAAAACAGGCACTTGTTGATTCTATCGAAGCCGAAATTGCTGCTCTGACCAACCCATTACCTACGGCCGACCCCGCTGCCGAAGCCAATGCTCAATCGCAAAATCCAACAGCAAACGACGTCGAAGAAAAGCCTAAAAAAGAGACAAAACCGAAGGCTCCTGCTAAAAAAAAAGAGGAAGAGTTGAAGTAAATGAATCAGACCGGCTTCGAGATGAAATTAGACAAGTAGTACTTGAAGCCGGTCATCTCTCCAACCAACTTGTCAAGCTTTACCCTTCCCCATCTCCCGAAATAGTCAAGCAAATTTTAAGACTTGACAAGAATCACACTCAATTGCTCTTAAAGTACCAAAATTCAGTCAAAAATAATTAAACTCAGACCCTCAGACAACTGACAGATGGACAGCTGGTTGTCTGATTTTGATAATATCTACAATAAACCACACACACGTCGAAATGCGCGCCCTTTAACGTCAGCCACTTTGATTTTTGATTTTTTACGAATATCTGAAAGCCTATTTCTTGGCCAGATACTCAATCATCCAGTGCCTCAGCTTCCCTTTTAACCAATCAAATCTTTTGAATTCTTCGGACTTTAAGTACTGTTGCAAATGGACAACCACTTGCTCATTGACCTGTATGCAATCATTCTGTTGTACAAATTGCTGCATTTCTTCCTTATCAGTGAAGGTTAGTATTTGACCAACGAAAGAAGGGTCTTGGGTATGAACAATAAAAGCCGCTCCTGGTTGAGCGGCTTCATTTTGTGCAATCAAAAATTTTGGTGGCTTCATGATGGACTTTCTGGAATTGCCCCACGAACAAGAGGAAGGAATGAAACCTTATCTCCTGCCAATGGATACTGGATTACATACAGTACCTGCTCGCTTCCTTCCTCAGTAAGGTAGTATGGGACATACAAATGATCCCGGATATAAGCAGGTATACAACGATTTTTCCAACGCGAACTCATCGCATCGATTTGGGTGAGATGCTTTTTACCAAGCTCCCTGCCCACTTTAAATTTATCTCCCATTGCAATAGCCGTTTTGTTCAGCTGACACCGCTGTTTTTAGCGTCTATTTTTTTGACGCTATTCCGTCACAAAGTTGACAAATTCCGTCCTTTCGTGCAAGCATTGTGGGAATACTTTTGCAGCCCAAACAAAATACCCACACCATGACAGTTGTAAAACCCCTCTTCAAAACCCCAATCACCTACTATGGAGGCAAACAAATGATGCTTCCCCAAATCATCCCCAAAATTCCAACCCACAAAACCTACATTGAACCATTTTTCGGAGGTGGGGCTATTTTCTGGGGAAAAGAACCATCCGATGCCGAGGTCGTCAATGACCTAAACAGTAACCTCATTACCTTTTATAAGGCACTCAAATACGACTTTGATGCATTAAAAACGATGGTTGATGAGACATTTCACAGCCGAGCTCAGCATAAGGATGCCGACGATATTTATGAGAACCCCGCGGAAAAAGATGACCTCCGTACTGCATGGGCAGTCTGGGTCCAAACTAATATGTCCTTCGGGAGCATGATAGGAGCGGGCTTTGGATATGACCGAAACGGGAAATGCCCACTGAAACTTTTCAATAAAAAGGAGGCTTTGACCTCGGCCTATAAAGACCGCCTCAAAAAAGTCACTATTGAAAATAACGACGTTTTCAAGGTCATCAAAGCCTATGATTCTCCCGACGCCTTTTTTTACCTTGATCCGCCTTATGTTTCATCAAATCAAGGTCACTACTCAGGATACAGCGCCGACGATTTCAAAAAGCTGCTTGATGTCTGCTCCCAGCTACAAGGCAAATTTCTGCTGAGTTCTTATCCCGAAACTCAACTTTTTGAATACATCAATAAATTTGGTTGGAAAAGCGAAACACACGAAAAAAACCTCGCAGTTGACGGGCGTCGTAAAGAAAAGAAGAAAAAGACCGAATGCCTGACGTGGAACTACTGAAAAACACCCCCGGGGTCGCCTAACCACCCTCCCCAAAAAAAGATGTAGGATCCTATCGGCATTTCAACCTATGCGATATCTAACAAAAATACCTCGCTGAAATCATCAGCGAGGTATCCCAACCAAAAACACCAAGCAAAGTATTTATTCGGACTCGACTTCTATCAAAAAGCCGTTTTCGATTAATCTCGAAAAAACGTGCAAATCCATCAACTCCTTTACCGGTTTCTGCACTTTTTCTCCCTCCCATTCATCCAGGCGCTGCCATAAGTCATTTAAAAAGTCTCCATGAAATTTGTCGGCATCAAATAATGACGTTTTTTGATAGGCTTTTAATATATCGGTAGAAGTACTGCCTTGCAGTACCTCCCCGGTTGTTGTTTTGTATGTCATGCGGCTAAATCGTTTCTGCGGTTATAAAGATAATTGTAAATCTCCGGTTGGTTAAATTTCTGTAAGCTTTCAAAAGTCGCTTCTGATTCCGACACTTTGTGCTTTTTAGAGAAGTCAACCAAATTATGTAAAAACATGACCCAATTTTTGATTTTTTCAAATTCGGTCGTTCCGCTATGTTGGCGAAACTCAATGCTTCCGTGTCTGATAAAGCTTTGAAGGTTAATTTTTTGGTAGCGAGTGCCGATGGCCGTGGCTAATTCTCTAATTCCCGTTGCGGCTTCTATTTTAGCCTTTTCGCTTCGTAGGCTTTTGCAGTATTGGTTATTGTTTCCCCGGCGGCTGTTTGGAAGAAAAGTATCTATTTGACTTTCATAAGCAGCATAATTAAGCATCAAATTCTTTACCTCGTTGATGCCCATCCCTGCGGCATCAAAATGGACGTGCGTTCCGCAGGTTTTGTTGATTTTTGCTCTTATCGAAGTCAAAGCCTCACAAACCTTTCTCAATTCCTCAAGCCCGGCTTCTCCTTCCAAAATCGGGCTTACGATTTCAAAACCGTTGTCGCCGCTGATGCTTGCGTCGGTTACAATTTTCCACCATCCGCGAGTGCTATGGTTATAACTTTCATCTTCAATTCTGATTCCTGCCGTTCTGATGGCTGCAAGTACCTTCGAGCGCGTTACTCCGTGGGCTTCAATTTCAATCCCGAATTTTTTGTTGAAAACAGATGGGCGAAAAATCCCTTTTATTTGAACTTGGCTTGGCCAGTACTTTGCAAAAACATTCTGAACAAATCCGTAATTGCCACCTGTCAAATCAGCAACCTCTCTTCTGGTTAATCCCAAAGCCAAAAGCTGCCGAATTTTCTCTGTTTTTGTAAGGCTTTCGTTGCTTAAAATCGTTTGCGTATTCAT